CCTGTTCTAACTGTTCATTTTCAGCCATATAAAAACCCCTTATAACTTAGGCTATAAAAAACAAGCCCTACTGTATAAAATAGTATACACTTAAAGGGCTTGTTTTTCAACTGTTTTTTTCAGTTTTTCTATGCGGTCAAGTCAATCGCAATAGGCGTTACACCTACATTGTAAGTGTCTTTTACGCCGCTTGTTACAACTACGTTTTTAATTGTATTTGCGCCCTCTGCAGGCGTGAATGTGATTGTTGGAGCTGTTGACGCTGCGCCTACCGCAAAAGTACCTTCTACGATAGCACCATTTGCATCGGTTACAATCAAATTCTGACCGAGTTTGATGCTTGATGCTGCAAAATTGAATGATGCACCGCTTCCCTTTGTACCTGTGATTACAAGGTCATTATAAGGTGTATCACGCAATGCCGCTGTAATTGTTACAGCACTTGTATCAATGTCAACATTGATAACAGGCTGATTAAACCAATTTGCAACGACGCTCGCAGGTACATCTGCGCTATCTGTGCGACAGTGTGTGCAAATTGTACCGCTGTCTTCGCCATTCGGAATAAACTGTGTTGCAACAAACTGACCTGTCATATTGATATGACGGAAGTCAAGAGAGTCTTTCTTTGTTTCTCCGCCTGTTTCTGGTACGCTAAACTTACCCTTAGCATACCATACAAGCTGATAGCGGTTTTTGCCATTTGCGTCTGTACCCGCAATCCACACACGGAAACCAAGTGCAAAATACGGAGCCTGGTCCATTCCTGTTTCTCTTGTAATGCCGTTTACAATCTTTGTGCCCAACATCAAAGAAAGAATAGACGGGTCAATGTCTACCATTTCGAGAGAAAGCTCTGAATTACCGCGGTTATTTGCGGCAAAGAATGCGCCATTATCTGCGTAATCTGTTGAAACATCGCTATTAGGGTTTACTGTTGCGTTAACAGCACCTTTAAGAGGAATAACCTCATCATAGACGATTCCGTCTGCAGTATCGCTAATAACCTTAGCGATTACAACGTTATCCAATCCAATTTTCGGGGCTTCATTTGCCATTTCAAAACTCCTTAAATTTTATCTTCAACAAAGAAATACTTCTTTGCTAAAAGTCATTACTCTATGCCGAACATCTTCAACAGAATCGGCAACTTCTTTACTGTCTTGCATAGTCCAAAAATCACGATTAAAAACATCGGCAACAGCTATTCCGATTTCGCTTGTAGTAGGATAATCATCTAGTGCTTTTGTAAAGATATGTATTTCTACACTACACCTTTCAAACGTATGCACATTGTCTGAATATTCTAAATCGGTCTGTTTGTTATCAATAAAACAGATACAAGGAAAATTTTCGATTGTACTAGGATAAGTATCAAAGATAGAATCAGAATCGACTAAATCCGTGATTGTATCATTTTCTAGCAATGTATTGTACATTATTTTTGTGTTTATCATTGCTTACTATCCCTCATAGCCTTTTCAAACGTTTTTCGAGTGAATTCTTCAGATTTCTCTACAGACGGTCTTAACCACGGTCTAGGACTCATTCGACTTGTACCATATTCGAGATATGTAGGATAAGGCGGATTAGTAATCACACTTCCTACTCTACCTTTTGCTGTATCGTCTGTTTCTTCTACTTCAAATGTGATTGACCGACGTAAATCACCATAATCAACGGCAGGATATTCCCCCGGTAAAGATGGATGATGATTTCTCCTTCCGTATGATACCGCATTATTGACGCTGGTATTAGTCATTCCCATTTGACATTCATTTTGTACTTTTAAGCATACATCGGCTACAGACTGTCCGATATTGCTTTTAAGTTGCTTCTTTGTTTTGGTGAGTTTTTCGATTGCGGCATCTATTTGTTTTTTTATTTTGTTATTAGTCATTTCTCATTTTCCACAGGAACAAGTAAGACCTCTCCGTGTTGTCGCCAACGATTAACAGGCTCTATAAAGTAAATTTCTATATCGCCATTATCATAAACAACTTTTGCACGGTTGCCACGTTTCAAATAGCTTGCATTATCAAAAAACACCTTTTTAACAGCTGCTTTCTTTTCCGTAATTCCATAAAGGGTTAATTCAGCTTCGCTTAGTGTATTAGGTTGCACATCAGCTCTTATAACTTCTAACGGCTTTTCGAAATCATAAGTTTTTACCTTTGTACCCTCTTTATTTTTGGCTACAGTTTCAGTCGCTATATAAAGAGTTGCATTTTTGTATCTTACACGCAATTATGCAACTCCTATAATTCTATATGCTTCTAGCATACCAGTAACACGTTTAGACAGCCCGCCATTTCCTATAGTTTCACTGCCTTCATACGTTACGGAAATACCGCCCTCGCTTTGTGCTTTAATTCCTTGTGCACCCGATGATACTACAGTATATCTCTCTGACACAGCCTCAATACAAGCTGTAATAATGTCATACGGCAAGGAATCTTCCGCTCCCTCATTGTAATTATCATCGTTAGGGAGATACCAACCCGCCGTATAAGTTACAGAGATATCATAAGCACCGCTTACAGTGTCGTATGTCATATTGCGTGTGTACCACGCCCCGCACCAACCATCTCCACGATATAAAAAGCCGTTTTTCGTATATTGTGGTAAAAGTTTATAATCTGTAATTTCTGTATCGTTGATTTTGACAGAAATCACGTTTCTTATTGGACGGTTATTAAGTTGTAAGAGCTGTTGATTATTTACAGCCTGTAATTCGTCAACATACTCTTTTAACTGCGGATTATAGCCTAAGTATGCACATATCAAAGCACTCTGTTGCTTAATAAGCAATGTCAACAGATTATCTTTTGAGTCATCTGTAATGCCTAAAATAGCTTTAATGTCCGATAATGTGCATAACATCATTTTTGTTACTCCGCTACATCTGATATTTCAACGCTTGTAGTCATACTTGTATTGTGTACTACAACCAACGAACCAAATGGATAAATTGACATAAGACTTTCTACCTTGCTTTTTGTTTCTGCAAGGTCGCCTGTAAACTTAGAGCCATCTGAATTGGTTGCATATACGTATGACTTATTTGCTTGCAAAATCAGAATGCTGTACATTGTTTCCATCCTTAACAAAGTAACCGCAACAAGTTACGATAGCACCCTCGATTACAGGAAGACAAGCGCAAATAGCTACCTTGTATTCAGGATTGAAAAAGACTGTTACAGCTTCCATAATTGCAATTGCGCCTGTTGTTACACCGCTAATCAAAGTAAAAACTCTTTTACTCATTTCAAAACCTCGTAAATCATTTGTTCGCCTGTATCATACCGTAAAATACAGGCGAATTGCTTATGTTTTTTTTACTGCGGGTCAAATGGCATATCACCGAAAACAGCAACCGCTGTAGTAGCACCTGTTACTTTGAGATACTTTTTAGCACCCGAAATATCAAGCTGTACACCCTCATTTGTGCTTGAATCTGCATCGGCAGCCGCTACAAGTGTAGCAAAATCAGTATAATCACCTGCTGCTGTGTCGCAATGTTGCAACTTAATTGCTGTTGATTCTGTGCCGCCGATAACAATAAACAAACCACTGTCACCTGCGCGGGCTGTTGCACTTGTCAAATCATCTGCATATTTTACCTGTTCAAGAAACTTGCTTCTCATTTCACGCTCCTTATTAAGTGTTAAAGGTAGAAGGCTTTTTTATCCCTCTACCTTTTGGCTTGTTATGCCTTTTTAAGTGTACCCTTTACAAACGCCTCAGGGTGTCTGCAAGCAAAATCGTGCTCTGTAATGAGTCTTACAAGTGTAAGGTCATTCTGGAATGCAGAAACCGTATTGCCGTTAGCGTCAATATAAGTTCCCTCTCTTGACATCTCAACTGTAATGTCATAACCGACACCCCACAAAAGCTGTGAGAAATCACCGAGCCAGAAATCAGCTGTTGAATTTGACGGTGTGCCTGCGTCGGCAGTGTAATCAACACTTGTCGAAGTGATAATGTCATAACCGTTCAATTGTTTGCGGCTGCCGATTTCTTCTGCCCAAGCGAATGGACCTGAAGAGAATGCCTTACCGGCAAGCCAGCTCTTACCGATTGGGTTAAGCAACCACTTGACATTGCCAAAAGGAACGTTTGCCTGTTCCAAAAGTGCAAACATTTCAAGCGGTGTAGTCACGCTTAATGCTGTTTCCGCATAAGTCTGCACGCCTGTTGTATTATACAATCCGAGCGGCGTATGCTCAGTACCTGCGCCCTTAAGAAATGCTTTATCAAGTCCGATACGAGCTTTTTCCATAAGGTCTTCCGCAATCCACGAATCCAATCCTACGCCAGTATAGCGCAAAAGGGAATTTGAAACAGGAGACATTGCACCGAGCTTTTTCGCACGGAGGTTAACCTCGCCGAATGTTGCCTGACTTGTATTGATTTTCTGTGCTTCGCCTACCCAGTAAGCTGTAGCAGATTCTGTCATTTTTGGAATTGACAAATTGCCGTTTGGCATTGGCACTTTTCGCACACCGAGTTTTTCAAGAATTGTATTTGCATACAACTGCTCAATGTAATCGGCAGAAAATGCGATAGGCACTGTAAAACCACCTGCTGTTGGTACGCTTGCAGTCAACGCTTTTGCGCGACTCTCCAAAACTGCGTGAAGTGCCTTGCTTTCAGGATATTTCTCTTTTGCGCTTGCAATAATTTCATCTGGTGTAACCATAGAAACATTGTTTTTCTTGCTCTTTTCCATTGCGAAAAGTGCAGAACCAATCATCTGGTTTACAACAGACCTTACGCTTTCTTTCTTCAAACCTTTAACAGCGTTTTCTGCTGTTGCACGCTCAAAGTTAAGAAGCATATCCGCATTTGAGTTTTTCTGCTTTTCGTTTTCTTCCTGAATGCGCTTTACCGCTTTTGATACTGCTTCTTCAAATTTCTTTTCGTCGACACCGTTTTTCACGTTGCCGATTTCAGCCTTAATAGAAGCTACCGCCTCGTCAGCCTGCTTTTTTGCACGCTCATCAATCAAGTTTTCAAGTTGTTTCTGTGTCATTTTCACACCTCTTAAAAAATAAAAACATATTGATTCTTTCAAAAAGTACAAAAAAGGGCTTCTTTTTTATACTGTATACAAAAGTATACACTTATAAAATAAACCCTTTTTTATAACCTGTCAAGTATCAATCTTCAATTTCTAAGACTTCATCATCATCGGTAGGTGGATTTTCCTGTGGGTTTTCCTGTACATTAGGATTTTCAGGATTAGGCTTTTCGTTGCCGTCTTCCAATGCCTTACGATATGCCTTCATTTCGTCAGTACATTCTTTAAGCTCTGCCTTTAACGATTCAATCTCTTTCTTACAAGATTTTACTTCGTCAGTACAAGCCTTAAGAAGTGCCTTCATTTCATCATTTGTAGCCTGTGGATTTTCGTTATTATCCATTGTGTCAGCTCCTTTTGTGGACTTGAAATATTTATTAGCCTTGTCAGCCCCGAACGATTTCACGGCTTGTGCTAATGCTTCTTGATTTGCAGGTATTGCTACGGCAGAAAACTCTAACAATTCCCATTCTAAAATTGTAGAACCGTCATTGTCATTTGGCTTTGCTTTTTTTACAATAAAACCGACAGAAACTGCGCTAAGCATACCCGACTTGTAGCAATGATAAGTAAAATCTACAAGTTTTGCATTTTCACTTGCATTTGCAGGGTCTGTTGCAAGTTCATCAACAGTGGGAAAATAAACATCTGCAAAAACTGCGTTGTTTTCGATAAAGATAGATATAACTTTACCAAGCGGGAAACAATCAGCTCTGTGAAATGGCAAGAAAACAGGATTTTTTAGAAAATTGCTAAAATCGCAGCCGTTAGCAATCAAAACATCGCCGTCACGGTCTACAACTTCATTGCTTATTTGATACCTTACAGTTCGCTCTCCAATCTCTTCAACTTTTGTTGTTAATATTTTCTTTTTCATCGTTGAAACTCCTTACCCCACAATGTGCGTATAATCAAAAGATTATGTATAATTTCCTCTGTCCATTTATCCATTTTCTTTTCAAACTCTTTTGTTTTGTAGTATGGCTTTATCGGGAATTTGTATACTATATTTTTAAATAAAGCCTTTTTATTTTCTACATATTCTGCTCTCTCTGAAATGTGATTAAATACAATCATTTCTACAACTTTATCATACACTCTTTCTAACACAGCTACACGAAAAAAGTGTCCGAAAGAATCATCTTGAGTATCGGGCTTTATTTCGTTTTCAAGTGCCATAATGTAATTATAAGCCCATTCCTGTTGCCGTCTAATCAATTCACGTTCTCTTTCTCCATCTCCGATAGACAGAAAACCATTATGAAAATAAAAAATGCCTGTTTTTGCTAAAAGTGCAACACTCCATACAAGCAACACAAAGAAAATTAAAAGCTGGTACATATTTTTAGAAGTAACGATATTAGTTATCGCTTCCCACATTTTGCGCCCTCTCATTTTCTGCATAATGCTTCTTATTTAGTGTTTCCAATGAAACAAACCCAACAGGAACAGCTACAAGTGTAGTTGCCAAAGTTGCAAAAGTGTCATTATTAAAGATTGTACCTAAAACAACGATAGCAGTTACTACAATCATACTCCATACAGTTATAAGCCACCTACGACTTTTCCATTTATTATATTCTTTCTCTTTCTTTTCGTTTTCCATTGTTTTTACCTCTAAAGCTCTATTACTGGAGTTATCGTACATCGACAATTACACACATTTTCTGCGCTTGCACTTGCATCGGCAGGGAATTGCATAGTATCATTGCCGCCGTCAAGTCTAGGCACATCAAACGCCATATCTATAGGAACTCTAACTTCGTGCATAAATAAGTGTGTATCTCTAGTTCGATTGTCAACAGTTGCAAGCCATTGCTTTTCTTGTACTCCATACGCTTTGTATGTTGCTACTTGACCAAGATTGACACTACCCGCTGTTTCTGTGCGTGCGATTAAATATGCTCTTGCCTCCGACAATTCTGCAAAAACAGATTCCGCACCTTTTCGCAATTTGTCAACTCTTACACTAAGACTGTCGCCGTTTTCAATGCTTTCTGCTAAAATAAGTTTTAACTTCTTAAGCAAGTCTTTTTTTGTGGTATCATTGATTTCGGTCGCCTTGAGAAGTCCATAACGCTCTACCCACTTGTTAAAAGCGTCATTTGTCATACTATCCGCACCAAAATCTTTTTTATTGAGTATGCTTTTTGCGTTGTCTTTTCCGTCGTTCATTGCTTTTATCCACGCACCCGCCAATGAACGTTTTACGGCAATATCAACTTCTTTGCTAAAATATTCTGCAATCAGATTTTCTACAGGCTTGTTTTCTTTTTCGTATTCTGCCAAAAGTGTTGATATATCTTTTGCCTGTCTAGTTGCAATCTTTTTGACACTTGTAATAAAATCTGGTTCTCGTTTTGTTGCTTTTGTGTCGAACATATTCCAACACTTCGACTGAAAATCATTATATTTTATTTGTTTTTCTCTTTGATACCTAAAGATACTTTTTCCAGTTGGTATTTCTGTTTGTGTTTCCTCTACATTTTCAGTGCTTTCTGTAGGCGGTGTATCTGTAGAAGCATTATCTGTATTGTCATCAGCCCCGAAAATATCGGGTAATTCAACTTCCCCCGCAGGGACTCTATTAACACCCATAGGCAAAATATAATGACCGTCTTTGACATCAGGATTTATCCCGAACGCTTCACAATATTGCTCTGTTGTAATAGCACCATTTTGCACACCGAATTGATAGATACGGAGCTTTAATTCCTCGTCTTCCGCAATTTCAAAATTATGTTTTACACATAAATCAATATCAAAATCAGGGCATAACTGTCTATTTAAAATACGTTCAAACCATTCAAGCTCTGGCTTTACAACATTTTTTGCAAAAAGGTAAAAAGAACTATCGATAGTAGCTCTATTTGAGTTTTCAATAATACCCATAATTTCGGGCGGTATTTGAAAATGTTGCAAGCATTCATCACGCAAGAATTTTCGGCTTTCTACCATATCCAATTCTTTCGGGGCGATTCCTACAGTTTTGACATCAACATTTCCTGTTAAAACTGCGGGCTCTCGTGCGTGTAAAAAGCCGCCTATTTTTTGCATAAGAGATTTTTTTATCTGGTCTGCGCCTTGTTGATTACCTGTATAGCCTGTTACAACATAAGGAGGTGTAGCGTCATTGAAGAAGAAATTTTTTTGGTACTTGCTTGCATATTCGTCAGCTTCTATTTCATCTGCAACACTTTCTGCTCTACCTTTTCCACGCCCATATGGATCTGCTACATTGATATCCTTAAACCACACAAAATCTTTAGGGTCTACTGTAAGAGATACACCGCTTGTTTCCCCATAAGGATTAACCATAAATGTATGATTACCAACTGTAGGCGTTCTAATAATCCACATTTTCGGAATTGGTAAAAGTGCAATTATCTTTTTCCCGTCTCTTACTTTTAGCCAACCGCATTCGCCTGTAAGTTGCTTATAGACAAATGTCAAATATCTAAGTGTCCATCCATCAATCTCTGGAAAAGTAGGGCACGGATTCTCTAATAATTCATATAGCGGGTGTTCGTCAATCGGATTCGCAGCTTCTTTGTTTTTTCTTAAGTCTTTCTTACTGTACAATAACAATTCTGCACTTGCACAATGTTTTGCAATGACATTAACACTATCAAGGCGTGGAGTGTTGCCATAATATTCAGGCATTTGCCCGCTAGCTCTATCTGGTGCTTGTGTCCAATGTCGAGATAGTCTTTTATTTATCGCTTCTAATATGTCCATTGCATTCCTCGCTATGTGTATACTTTTTTATACACCATTTTGAGAAAAAATGCAACAAAAAAAACAGCTTTATTAAGTTAAAGCTGTTTAATTCCATTCGCAGATTTTACGAATGTCGAGTAACACATCTATGACAAAAATATAGTATTTCTTTTCTGAAGAAATTGCAATACTTTTGTCATATTTTTTTTATTTTGTAATAAGGTCTAGCCCTTTTCGTGGTCTACCTTTTTTGACGATTTCAGATTCATTTTTCTTTTCTTCATCAATAAAAGGCACAAAAACGTGGCAATCTTGATAAATCCACCCGCCAATAGTGCGGTGTATGTTACCCATAGAGCTATCAAAAATTGTTTCTCCAATTTTCATAGATAAAAGTGCTTCTTCAGTCATTTGATGCCTCCAAATCCTGTATAATTTTTTCTAGCCATAGCAAGCCTTTAGCGGTTGCAAAAATGCGTGTATAAACGCAGTCTTTTCCGTCTTTCCTGTATGGCTCTTCTTTCACTTCAAAAAGCCCCTGTTTTATGTATTTCTCGACAGGAATATTAACACCGTTCGATTTCTCTCGATAGAAAATCTTTTTATCTCGCAAAATAGCGAAAAAAGTTTTAGAGCCGATATGTAAAATCTTTGCAACTTCCTGCATAGACTTCAAGCCTGTCGCATTTGCAATACGGTTATAAGTAGCAACTTTCGGGGCTTGCTCTGTTAGTTGTCTTTCTGCTTCTTTAACTCTTTTCTGTAATTCAACATTGCGACGTTGAAGAATTGCCATAGCGTTAGCGATAACTTGATTTTCTTCAAACTCTGTTGAAACGGTATCAACTTGACGGCTTGCAAGATTGTGATGTTTAGCAATTTCTTGCTTTATCAACGTTGCTTGTTCCTCGTCGAAAATCATAGACTTACCGCCATTTATAACCCTCGAAAGTACTTTCGTAGGGTCTAAAATACGCTTAGCCGTTATCTGTACTGTACGAACATCAACGCCTAAGATTTCCGCCAGTTCTCTAGTGGTTACAACTTCTTTAGAAGTAGCGTTTTTAACCTTTGAACCTGCTTCAAAGGTTTCTTTCGATTGATTGGAATTGAATAAAGATAAGTCATTCATCGAATAACCCCCGTAAGATTATTTCCGTAAAAAAAAAGACATACGGCAATAGTTACGGATTACTACTTTCGGGAGCGACCCTAGCCGTATGTCTGTATTATACAGTATTTACTTTATTATTTCAATCACCAGAAAACTTTTTATGATAATGTGATTGCTACAGTGCCATCTGTAAACTGATACGGAATAGCATAATTCAATTCTACAGCGTTTTCTGTAGAGCCGTTTACAACAATCTTTATCTCGGTGTCTTTTGTAACATCGGGATTGTTATCCATAAGCGATTTCAAAGCCTTTTGCAACTCTCTAACAGTCATAAGCGTACCCCCCTGTAATGCTTTATAATTATATAATATCACTCTTTCTTTTATTTGTCAATACTTTTTTTATTTTTTTTTTGCATTTTTTAATAGCACATATCATTTCTACGGTTATAAAAAGCTAAGCATATACTATCACCTGTATCTGGAGAGCGTCCATTATGCCTATTTTTAAAGCAAGATTTTGTATTTTCGCTTCTATTGTCTTTTGGTTCTAACTGTTTCAAACCCTTACTGTTATAAAAATATTCTCTTTCACTCAAATCCTCTAAAAGTTCCTGCGTCAATAACTCTTTAGGGATATACATCTGTTTTACAGGTAACTGAAACATCATTTCTGCTGCTGCGTTAGCATATACATTAGGCTCATTGGCACGCCCTCCAAAAGCAACAGCTATAACATTATAACCCCATTCGTTAAGCAAATCCAAAACGCCTATATTGCCGCCTTGGTCGCAAATTATCGGGATTGTTTTATCATAATTTGCCAATTCTTGCACCATACCCGCAACATCTTGGGTATTATAGCCCCGCACGGCTCTTATATCTAGCACACAATACCCCTGTCTTAATGTTGCTACTGTTTTATCACCTGTTGGGCTTCTCGCAATATCTAGCCCTATACTTCTAGCTCCCTCTTTAGCTGTATCTGTATTCCTGTTTTCGTCTGTAGTGTCTAACACGTCAGATACAAGCCATACGCTATTAGTTTGCTTGTTTCGTGGATAACCTAGATAGATATGTTTAGCTTCGTCTGGGTCACGCTCTAATAATGCCTCGTACTTTTCAAGCAAGTTTTCGGGATAAAATGGGTTATCCTCTGCGAGTGGTTCGCATTTTGTGATTATCCAATTATCTTTCGGGTTAGAAACGAATTTCTGCGTTATCGGGTCGTTAGTTGTATTAGGATTATACACCGCCCATATTTCTGCCTGGTGTTTCACGCCGTTGTAATTCCATTCTTTTCGGATTGTTGCTTCTAGCGTATCCCACGTTTCAAGGCTTATTCCGTCAGCTTCCTCAACAAAAGCGATAGTGTAAGCGTCAAGCGATTTTAACTGCGAAGAAGTAAAATCATTCAAGCCGTTAAAAGTAAAATAACTTCCATTAGTTTTGTTTCTTATGTAGTTTTGCGTTATTTCAAAATCTGTATAGCCTAATTGTTCGATTTTGCGACACAAAAGACTATAAGAACTATCTTTAATAGATTTTTGTACACTTCTTAAGCAAATAACTTTTATATTGTCTCCGAAATAATCGGGGTGTTCGGCAAATTGTATCAACAGGCTTGCAGTGCTTTCTGATTTCGCACCAGCACCACGCCCGCCGTATGCAATTTTAACGGGGGCAGGATTTCGCCATTTTTCAAACTTCGGGGCTACTTGTTCTCGGTACAATCTTAAATATTCTGCCTGTTTTTCTGCCGTTAATGACAAAAATTTTTCTTTTGAGATTTTTGGAATAACCTGTGTAGCTCTTTTGTAATCATTTTTTAGCATTTTTTTACCTCCTTAAAAAAAGCGGGCTGTTAACCCGCTCTATCCTGTTAGTATGGATTATTATACACTCTGTAATCTTCTAACGGCGTGCCGTCGGTGTCATATACGGCTTCGTATCTTTCGGCGTGTGGTGTAAGTTTTTGCTTGCCAAACATACCACGAATAACAGCCATTGTCGTATCGTGATATATTTTATCACGGATGTTTTCGATTGCGAACCAAAATTCGCAAGCCACGGCACTATCACGGCTAAACCCACGTTCGAATGTGTCTTTTATATCTTGCAACATCTCTTTGATGTATTTGCAATCTACACTCGGCGTGTAATCTCTCGCCTTTTTTGCTTCTTTCTCACCGTAAAAAAGCACCATATCGCTCTTTAACTGGTCAAAATATGCCCCGAAGTCATCGGCGTTACCGTTGTTATAAGCCAATTCAACAGCCA